CGACGGGAGTTGAGCCCGAGCCTTTGGCCGAAGGCCAATAGGCGGGTAAGGGCGAACTACCGAGCAAGCCCAACTACCAAGCAAGCCCAAATCACCACTCCGGCAGATCTAGTTGTTCAAATGTTAATTGTTTAGATTTAGCAGCCGCAGATTGTACTCTCTCACCAGCATTCGGCACTTCCATAGGCTTTGCTACAATATAATTTTTAGCTTTACGATTATTAATATCTTGCAATTTATCGCGAATATTAATGAATGATCTACGAGAATCATACCATCCAGCAAGTTCCATAATGTGATCATAATATGATTCAATAATTTCCTGAGAATCTTCCGCAAAGGTCTCCATGATTTCTACAGTTCTTCTTGCAATAAAGTCATTGCTATCATCTTCTCGATCTCGAGAATCCATAATAAGCTCAGAAATCTGCGAATTATAATTTTGTAATATGTTTACAATATTTGGCGATGCTTCTCGGATCGCTTTCTTACACTCTGCGATCTTTTGATCAATATAATATAAACGAGATCTTTTATCAACTACGCCGTCTCGCACAACGATCTTATAAAGATTCTGAAGATCCTTGAAATCTCCAGGATCATCAATCAAACGCTTACATCCCGATGCAAATTCATCGGCTTCATAATAACCAAGTGATGAAACATGATTTGTAACTTCTGCAACTATTTTAGCAGCATATTCTATAGCCATCATTTCAGTGGCGCGAACAGCAGATTCAAAACCTTCTTGATATTCTTTATCATCTGAATACTCAATAACAGGAGTGTCAATATTATTAATAATAGAACCAACAGAACCGCCAAAGCGTGTCTTAATATCGGTCATTAGTTTTTTGTTTATCAAATTGGCTTCTTTTCGATAAGCGTTACCTTGTTTACGCATTTCAACCTTATCAATACCGACAATTTTGTTTGCGTATGCTTCAACATACTTGCTAGCATTTTTAACGCTAGTTTCATCAATAATATCTGGATCGGTTACTTCTGGTCCAGGCTGAAATTCCGGTCTGTATGCAATAAAACGAGCAAACAATCCGAAGATAGCACCTTCCATATAATAATTTAAGTCAATCTTCATAGGATCGGAAGTTTTCTGGCTATGCTCATACATACCCAGAAATTCCATAACATCACCTTTCTTGAGATTAATTTTACGACCGCGCAAATCATATTGCTGATCACGCTTAACAACCACATATTTGAACGGATCTCCAGGATCCGGTGGTGCACAAAGTGCAGCCTTCTGCGGATCATGTAAAGCACCCGGCTTCATATATTTCTCGTATGTTAATCGCATACGATCAACAAATGTATTAACCGGAATATTACGTTTATGCGGCTTGTATTTTGCATTTAGCACGAAGTTAAATAAACTCCATTCTTTAGAATAAATATAGTTTAGTTTATCATGAATCAGATCCAACATGTCAGTGTTATTATGCACACTGCATACTTCTTCGATAATCTGAAAGCCAATTTCTTTGGCCAGATCGGACTGACCTTGCTTAACAATGTCAATTCCCTTAATAAATATCTTCTCACGCGAAGGATGAAATACTTCTGTCTCATGATGAGCAAATCCGAAATATTTCTTCTTGCCAGTAAAAACTACTGGAAATAGCACTTCTTCGTAATCCATATTTAGATATTTGGTGCCGTTATCATCATAGAGAACTTTACCAATAACCTTTGTGAAACGAGTAAGATCACGACGAGTAATCTGAACCATGATAGTCCAATATTCTTCTCGAAGGCGAAAATACATCAACTTCCACATGTTAATTATTGCCTTATTATCGTTGCTGGCCGCTTGCATGCGCTTACCAACCTCAAGTAAATCAGCGTTGTATTTAGAATATGCCTCCTCGTTGATTTTGTTAAATTCCTCAAGAGTAATAGCTGATGATTTAAGTTTACCATCAAGAGAATTATATTCTTTTCTATATTCCGAAACCACCGTTGCGCATTGCAACGCCACATACTCAATATGTTCGGCTGGAATATCTTTATATTCAATATTAAGTTCGCCCATATCCGCAAGTATCTTTTTGATAGCTTCGGAAGATGCGTTCCATATAAGATCAACCACAATGAATAGTTTTTCTGGTGCTGAAATATAGCAAGAATCAGTATCACCGTATGATACGAAGTATCCCAATTCCTGGCAGATTCTGGCGACCATCTTAATATTATACTGACCTGCAGTGGTGATACCACCAGCAACAAGCAGTTTATAGATTGATGACAATACATTGCCTTGTTCACCATAGAAAGTGTTCATAAAGATCTTCTTTGAACCTTGTTTCGAATTAACAATATTACGAGCAAACGAAATTTCTTCTTTAGGAAGTCCATTCGATGCGATGATATCCAATATTTGTTTCTTGGTGTATCCTGTACCTGCGAATTCTTTCTCGGGAATATCTTCCCAATTTACTGTTTGGCCTCTTTCTGCAGCCTCATTTTCTAGTTTTCCAATATATTCAACAAGAGTAGTCAGAGCCACGTATTGCTTTTTGAAAACACGTCGATCATGAAACAGCTTAAGTTGAATAGTTGGGAAAATAGCCATAATTTCCCGTGGTAATGGTTCCGTACGAGTATTTTTAATTTCGTTAGTTCGAAAGTCTACTTTATCACCTGGTTCAACTACATTAGAATGTCTAATGCACCATCCTCCCACCGGGAAGAATTTACCTTTATCAGGCGAATTTTCATCGTTAATTTCAGAATTAAAATCAATACGATGTAAGAAATATCCTTTAGCTTTGAGCTTATTAACATATTCTTGCGCACCGGGACGATCTTCGATAGTCATCTCGGGTGACATATTGTATGTGATAATAATATTAGGATATAGAGATGCGAAATCCAAACCTACGACAGGACGTCGAGCATTAAGTCCTTTTTTAGGAGGAAATACCCACGCACCGGGATATTTGACCTTTTTGTTTGATGGTTTCGCGGCCGAATACATAATTCGCATCGGCACACCTTGATATATTACTTTCTTAGTGTTATACGATTCATTAGCAACGAGCTGACGCACTTTCATGCCACCGGCTCGATAGAATCCAACGAATGTTGTTGCAAACGCATCATTAGCAATTTCTCTGCGATCCTGTACAATCGTACGAATAGCAAACAATTGCTGGCATCGAAAAGCATCGACCACGCAATATTTAGCAACCTCCGCCATATCCCTTTGATTTTTCTGAATAATCGGCAGCATTTTACGCGCAAGAATAGTTGAAATATTCTCTTTTACGATAACCTCAATTTCTTCGGCAGTCTTGTTGAGTTCAATCATTTTTTCAATTAGTGACTGAGTGACACTGCTTTTGAGTTTATTTTCTTCATCTTTTTCGCTAATTGCGGCTTTATAAATTGCAAACATAGTTTTATACGGCAGGTCTTCTTTGCCTTTAAGTTTGTTCATCTTCAAGAAATAATTTAGAGAATAAGATTTTTGCACTTCCATCTTCGTGTATAGTTGCTTGAAAATAACCATGCAATCGGTATCAATAATACCCGGCACATTGAGACGAATCATTGAATGCATTTCTTCTGCACTGATTTTGACACGCTCGCTAACCCACATATTAGTGTGAATATTGGCCTCTCCTTTTTCATCGTTTGAATCAAAATAATTATCGAGAGGCATAATAGCAATATTCTCTTTAAATCGTCTTAGCATACCATAACGTCTAAGTTTCTCACGTACGCATGGCCAATCGAAACCACCCCCATTAAACGCAACCAGAAATTCTGGAGCCATGCGTTTAATGAGTCTACCGAATGCTTCCAATAAATTGCGTTCGCGGTTAGAATCTGTAGAATTTCCACAGATCACTAGATAATTGCATTTAGATTCTTTCAGCATAATTTCTTCAATGGATTTTTTATGCTTACGGGCTTCTGCCTCAATATCTTCTCGATCGAAGAAAATATTAGTGAGTGTATTTTCATCTTGAGATGTATCCACATCGACCAGACACACCTTCAATAAAGCATTAGGCGTGTGATACCAGTGAAATGTAGCACATAGCATGAAAATATCCCAGTTAGTTTCTTCAGGAGTCGGCGGCGTGCCGTTTTGATTAAATTTAGTATACGTTTCAATATCCCAAGTCATGATCATAGCTGAGTCTCGAGCAAGCCACGACTGTGTTTTAGCAGCTTCTTGTTCGGCCGGTGTAATGGGTTTATAATCTTCTATTTTTATGTAAAACCAATGATCTACACGAAATTTTAAATACGCTTTATCAACTTGCTCACGTCTTTGATAAGAGTAGAGCCCGCCGCGCAATACGTTCCAATAACAAGTATTGAAACCATATTCTCGCGATACCTTATGAAAATAGGTATTATTGTTAAAGCTCGAATTATCATCAGAAGATGTTGAATATTTAGGAATTTGTTCACCATTAAAAGGGTTTGTAGTTGTAATACCAGCCACATATTTAATTGCATCGCTGCGGTCTTTTAGATTAGTAAAATACACACGCAGCCATACATCAGGCTCTTCTCGAAACTCGAGTGCACGAAATCCTTTAATAAACTCGGACTTACCAGCTCGAATACCTTTTGTATTGAATAGAGCATATAAATTTTGTTTAAGCAATGTCGCTTTGGCGTCGATATTATCGAGATAATAACTCGTGTCGTCATTAGGCGATACACGAATATCAAAGTATACTGGGATGTTGGCAATTACCACCGCGGCCTTTGAGCCATCCGGCAAGTTACCAAATATGTAAACACGGTAGTGTCCATCGCCCATATTTTTAGAGTCTTCATACACGTCATTAGGCATAAAATATATGTCTGCTGATGATTTTATATCTGCATCTATCTTTGCAGATAGAGGCTGATTAAAGTAATCCTTTCGTGTAGGAAGATCATCAAATTGTGAATAGTTAATTTTACGAATAACGCTCATTTGGACTGTTTTTGGGCTATTCTAACTACTCTAATTTGGGCTTTATATATGTCTAATTGATATATTCATTTTTAGAACATATTTGTGAATTGTGAAAATAGGGGTTTTTTGTAAAACAAACAGCAACCATCCAAAAAATTGTAGTTTGAGAATGTTTGCTTGTTTGATTGATCAATGAAGAGATTTCAGCATTGTGTTTAAGTTCTCCACGGCATATTGCCAACGCATAGGGCGAGGATCACTAAATGGGAGACCTTTAGATATGCACTTTACTCGCATCTCATTCCAAGACATTTCATCCATAGTGAACTTGCAAATGTTAAATGCATACCAAGCAGAATCCTTATGTTCAATGAAAAATCGCTGCCCATTATTCCAATCAATATCTAGAGTCTCAACATTTGGGTCGTTTTCCGCTACAATCTTAAGAAGCATCTTTTCCAGGTCGAAAAATGACATAAATTTGTGATCAATAAAGCCATCAATTTTATGGTGAATTTTAATTTCATATCCTCTTTTGGACTGAACATTAGCAGCAACTGCTAAAGATGCAGGTGTTTGTTTTTTAGTCCAGCTCATATTTACAACGTAAATGTATATTAAAGAAATTATTTTTAAATGTTAAAATATAGAATAGTGATATAAAAAATATGGAACATGCGGATGTAAGAGACAATTTTATCATATTTCCAAATCAACTATTCAAAAATACTGAAATTTTAGAAAAATATAAGCAAGTGTGGATAGTAGAAGAACCCGTGTTTTTCACTCGTAGAAAATTTCATAAGTTAGTTCTTGCTACATTACGTGCTTCATTAAAGTGGTATCATGATTATTTAACATGTATGAATGTAAATGTGCAATATATTCAATATGACATGGTTAATGCATTTTATAGCAATTTAACCAGTTGCACCTGCTATGATCCGGTTGATAATTATATTCGGCTTAAAATAAAAAATATACCACAACTATATACACTTGACACGCCATATTTTATTTCAGATATAGGAACTTTACACGTGTGGACGCAAACCGCACTTACTCAGATGTGGGATTATGGCTTATTTTACAAATGGCAGCGAAAAACATTGAATGTGTTAATGAATGGTAATGAGCCGATGGGTGGAAAATACACATACACTTGGGATGGGATTTTCCCTGATATGCCTCGAAAAGTTAGCAGACACAAAAATTATCGAACTGAAGCAATTGATTATATAAATGCTAATTTTGCAAATAATTATGGTTATATCAATTTAGAAAACTTTACATGTGCTATATCATGGGAAGAGGCGCAAGATGAATTAAATGCGCTTTTATTTTCAACTACTAAAAAGAAACGTCAACGACAATCAAAGCAGAATTTAGAGGCGCTTGTAGTGGTTTATTCAGCAGATAAAATAATTAATTGGATTAATAGAGGTCTATTAACGCCATATTTTGTAATGAGCTGTATAGAAGACTATCTGATATCTAAACCTGCTGATTTACCCTTTGTTGAGTTTATTATTCGAGAAATTATAGGCAAGCGCGAATTCTCGAGATTAGTATATGAATGGAAAGGTGAGAAATTGCGAGGCATTAAAGCCGGAAGACTCATACCCGACAATTTCTTTATCCCAGAGACCAAAAACGAGTTAATTGATATAATCTTGAACAAAGTTGGTATTTGTACAAATGCGGATGTTAAGAATATTTGCTTGTGTTTGTTTACAATGTGTATGATAAAGCCGGATGATATTTATACCTGGTTAGCAATTATGACTGGTGCAAGTGATTGGTTACTTGTTAATGAAGTATGGGGCCCATTAAATTATAATTCATTTGAAATTGTTGAATCTGCTATTCGCAAATTAAAATGGCCAATACCTCGTGAGCAAATAGATAAATGTGCTGATATATGGAATGCGCTGTATTATAATTTTATAGGTGAAAAACGATCTATGTTGCGAAGGCAAGGTAATCGAGGAAGTAGATTGGTTTCACAGTGGACTGCTCTATCTGCTGAATCCAAAGAGGCGGCGTCTCAAGTTGCAGGCAAGTTCATGAATGGGAATATTTAATCAATAGTAAAAATTGAAGTCGACATTTCTAAATGTTATGTTCCAAAGATGAGCAACAACACCGGATACAATTCAGGGGATCAAAACCGACCCAACAAAAAAGAGCACCGCAAAGAGTTCATGAGATATGTTCGTGCAATTGAAGAACGCGGCGACTATAATAAAGTCATTATGGCAATAGATGATGATGTTTGGACTCTTGCTAAATACGTTTTCAATGAGAGAATGTTTGATAATAATACAAACTTCAACAATTATTGTCGCGTAAAACTTTTTAATAAACCTACTAAAAAATCACCATATCAACTAAAAGCTAATAAAAAAAGCGAGGAGCTCTTCACGAAATATAATATGGAGCTCTTCACGAAATATAATATTTTCATTCATTCTGGAGATATTGGAGTTGAACTTATGGAGGGCAAATATAAAGAAAGAGAAATTGGCCTCATCTGGTATGATGGCGTCACTGGTTGGCCTGGTACCAATGGAGGTGAGTTTCGATCGCCAAAGGAAGTATTGTGCGATATCAGTTTAAATAAAAACATTATTGCATTCGGTGGAATTGTGATGTTGACTTTAAATGTGGGTCGCAAAAATACAGGTAAAGGCGAAAAATATAATAAAGACATAAACAAGGATTTGATTAATCAAGAATCAATCTATTCAATTCGTAAAGAAAAGTTTTCTTGTTACCAAGACACAAAAACTAAAATGCTGTTATTCATCTACAAATACCAAAAAAACAAAAACTATTCTAAAAAGAACACTTTTACAGGTGATTCAAGCGAAGAAAGAGTTGCTAAAATCGCCCGCAAAGATGAAGATACGGATGATAATGGTGACTTTAAATATAATGAGCTTATCAACGACCTTAAAAATAAGTTGGCGGATGAACCTGTCGCTGACGATACTTCTAAAATCATCACCGAAACAGATAACAACAATATTGTTTTAGTTTCTAAAGATGATGATTCTGATGATGAGTCTGAAGAAGATTTTAATGATGATTCTGACGATGATTCTGAATCTGAAGATGATTGTGACGATGATTCTGAAGAAGAATTTGACGATGATTGTGACGATGAATCTGAAGATGATTCCGAGGAAGATTTTGATGATGAATCCGAAGAAGAATCCGAAGAAGAATTTGATGATGATTCTGAAGACGACTCCGATGATCTCGACACATGCAACACAACCTTTCAACAAGAAGTTGATGACATCACTCGCAAAGGCACCAAACGCAAACGACCATTGGTGAATTACGAGGAATAATTGTAAAAAATAAAAACTGATTGTGATTTTTTTAATTTTATTATTGAATTGATTTCAGCAAATCAGGCGGGATTTGTGAAATCAAATAAATGGTCTTTAAATCAATCTGCTCGCGAATTAGAGTTTCTTTTTTCATTCTCATTAGAGTCGCCATGGTAACTCCATTCTCAAATTTGTCCCAATCTGTTCGAAGTTTTTGTTTAGCTACCATACTGTACAACTCAACAACTTTTCTTCCAAGATCAGTATCCCAAGGGTGCCGAAGTTCACCTTTACCAACATATGGACCTCTCGGTGTATTGCAAGCATAACTGGTAAGACACTCAACGGGTCGTTGTAGAGGAGTAAGTGAGCATCCAGTAGAACATAGAAATATGCAAGTACCTTTTGGCGAAAATCCGACAATTCTACCGGGTATTTCTTTCTGTGTACGGGGTCGGAGCATCCCAATAGTTGGTTTATTTTTATCTTGCAAGAACCAAAAATCAAGTTGCACGAATTTAATATTATTTTTAAGAGCTTCAAGAAAACTGGGAGCCGTGATTTCTCCAATTACGAGGCTAGCTATCCATTTGAGAAAACCCATCGGATCCCAAAATCCTGGTAAGTTGTGACATGTCAATCGGCAACTTGGACAGTCGCAGTTTGGATATAATTTAGGATCAACAAGTGGTAGCAAAAGAGGATTCATTTTTCTACAATCACTTATTATCTCTTCTATATCCACAGAAGGTTTTATCTGTAAAGCGATCTTCTTCTCATTGAAACACTCAGGTCGATTGGATGTTGAAGCATTGTTTGAAGATGAAGCATTGTTTGATGAATTCATCTGATTGCAATTTGAAACGCAAGTTGTCTCTAAAATAAAAAAAATATCAATTTCAATTTTTTCCAAAGTAATGTTATTAACTGTCGTTAATAATACAGTTGCTGTCTCCACACATGCTGTTCACAACGTTATCAATTTTATTCTTGTTTGCTAGGTAATATCCAACATAAGACATAATATTGGCCCCTTTTTTCGCATCAATAAGATTTGAACCTACTCTGTAAAAACTGTCGTCAACAATTGTATCTCCTCTAAGAAGCTCTAACAACTTGATGTTTTTCTTTTCTGCAAACACGAATTCTGAGTAAGGCGCATTAATAATATAATAATAAATTCTGTTAAGAATAGCCTCTACTTCTGTAAATGTTAAAATAATTTTATGATTATTATATGTGCCATTAATTGCGATTTGATCGGTGGTTTTTAAGTCCATTTGTTCTTCATCAAAATTAATTTTTTGCAGCCCGAGAATTTTTCCCGGGAATTTATAAATGCAATTACATGAAAATATTTCTCTGCTAGTTGATTTTGATTTTTTACTAGAATCAATTTGCAAAGACTGAATGGACAAACTCTTGAGTGCATTTATAGCATTAAGTGCTTGTTCCAGTTTAATGCGGTATCCTTCTGCTAATCTTGACGCTTCCATTAGTTCAAGTGATATATCGTGAATTTCTTGTTTTGGACCACTAACTGATTCAATTATTTCTTGATTATATACAGCGGCCCATTCTAGTTCTTCAATTTTTATGTTTTTGTCTTTTAGTTCATTTTCGAGCGAAGAATACTTTTTTTGTAAGCCAGCAATCTCATCTTTAAGAGACTGAATTGTATCGCTGTCGGTGGGAATGGTGGGCTCAGGCTCGGATTCTGGTTTTACCCCATATAGGTTTACATCATTTTCAAATGAGTTGTTTTGAAGCGTATTTTGGCAAGGAGGCGTGTCTCTGTTATAATTATCAAATGATTCATCAAGCGATTTATCAATTATATCTGATAAATTAAGAATATTATCTTTAGTATGGTCTGCAGGCTCCGCATCGAAAAAATCTTGGAAGTTTTTGATTTCTTGTTCATTTGTAGATGTAGGATGAATATTCATAATATATTCATTATATTGGTTTGTTTCATTTTCCGCTACAGCAATCTCATTATCAATAGACGGGATCGTATCACTCATTTTTGAGACTTTATATATAAAAAAGAAAGATTTCAATTTTATTTTTATGCATTATCATCCACAGACATATTAAGAGAGCAACTGGAATTCTTAAGATTACCGTGTGGTCTTGTTTCGCTGTTCACACTGCTAGAATTTTCCTTTTCTTTTGCCTTTTTTATTATTTTAATTAAGTGGATTTCTAGTGCATGATAATTAGAAAACAAATGAACTTTTTGGTGCTCAATAGACGCGCTTTCAATTAACACTGCCACTAGAGTTGAATTCTCTCCATATATATTTTGTTCAATTTCCAGTGGAGGCCTTATGATGCAAATTTTACTAGGACAGGAGTTACTACTTAACACATTTTGTGGAAGAGTAACCACCAACGTAACAAAATTATGAGCCAATTCTATGTTGCAATTGTACTTTGCACATAGAGCCATTATTTTGTTACAAATATAATTTGTAAATAAATGTGTGTTTTTCATGAAACCAAGTTCATCCTGCATTTTTGGTTGGGCGCTTGCCTGCAACTATAATATATAATATACCATATCAATTTTTGCCACAAAAAAATAAAAGCTAGGTGCTTTTATTTTGGGTTGGTTGGGGACTATATTGAATCATTTATTCCTCCGGAATACCAGAGAGTGGGTTGGTGGGCGTGACAACGACATCGGTAGTAGGGTACTTCTCGTCTTCGAAATTGAGTCGGCGTTGTGCCGGCGACCCATTTGGAAACGTACGCGGAACGCGTTGACCTTCTGGCTTCTTGGGGGCTGGCGGTGGTCCATTCGTCTTGTTCGTGGCGGGAGTGGCGGGAGTGGTGGGTGTGTTGTTGAGTTGTTCGGCCATTTTCAAATTCTTGATTTGTAAAACTATACAAAAGTCCATTTCAATTTTTTCCACTCTTTAAGTAGAAAAAATAGCTTAGATACCATTTTTTCCCTCTCTTTCTCTCTGTAAAATCATCCTATATAGAGCTTATTATATATTGAATATAGAGATAACCTGCATAGGCCTCTGTTCAAAATTAAAGAAATTGATGATATTATCAGCAAAAAGCCCGTTAAACATATACTTTGAAATTAGAGGATTTGTGATATCATCGGCCAGCAACTCAACTAAGGAGTCGCTGAGCGACTTCTCAGTATCCGAGTGTATAATAAGTTTTTTGCCACTGCAATAGCCTTCCGACGTCTTCCATTCACAAGGCAGGTAAACATTGGGGAATTTAAGATTAGTCAAGTCAAGATCTTTTTCCACACTAAAGTACTTGATTATCTTCTTTAACTCGGTAATTAAGGATCCTCTCGACATATTCTGCATTTTATTAAGTGTAACTCTATCAAATTCATATGTTTGCGAAGTCATCGATTTAATAAGTTCTTTCTTATCAAAATGCTTATAATAATACACAGTGATGTGATTCATAATAGACTCAAAATCAACGCTATCTTTGTCTAGTATCTCGGCAAGCATAGTTGCAAAGTTAGCAAATGATTTGCGAAAATTAGTATCTTCTATTAATTTAATAATTTTATTACGAATAGTTGTATTCCTTTCTTTTTCTATGTAATTTGTGAATTCTATCACAAGTAAATTATATATGTTATTTTTATATAAACCCGCATTGGCCAATTGCTTTCTATCATCTCCTGTTGGTGCAAGATTCTTTGCTATAGTCATATTAACATCAAATGGATCAAATCCCAATTTTTCCACTGGTAATTTTCTAAGTTGCTTATCAATAATATTTGCATAGTAGACTAAACCACCTCCACGTAAGCCAATGATATTCTCCGGATTCTCATCATTAGCAAGTGCAATATAGCTAACTGGTCCAATATCTACCTTTGTCTTAGTAACTTCGTCAATAAATGTCTCAAGTACAGATAATTTTAGTTTATAGTCTTTTAAGCGAAATATATCAAATACCACAGCTATACCATCTGAGATGTTTGAAGAATAATCGCAAGCCACGTATATATTTTCAACACTATTTGTTTTATCTTCTGCCGCACGCTGCAAAATTAAAGCATATACTAAATTGCGCTTATTAACATATTTCTTTTTAATGCTGTACACAGGATGCTTAGAAATAAAGTCCTTAATCACTTGCATATTAAAAATGTTCGGAATAGGATCTACTGTTGATAAAATCGAGAAAATATCATTAATAATTTCATTCTGATTAGTAAACAAAGTTGTGGTTATTTCTCGCTGTCTAAAGAATAACTCAATGTTGATAATGAAAATAGGGAAATAGTCTTCGATGGGAATTGAGGTTGAAGATCGAATATTCCTGCTTAACACCAACATATATTTGCGATTAGATTGTTTATTGCTCGAAAGCATCTCCCATCGCAATGCATCCGTAATTAACAAATCAGTGACAGTTCCTGTACCATCCGGATCATTAAACACAATCACGCA